GAAACATGCCCTACTGATTGCTGGCGTGTTCATCACGGCAGGTGTGTTCGAGACAGCCAGACGTAAGCCTAATTACTTTGGTGGGCTTGGCAGAGGCAATGGAGGTGAGCATGAGTAAGCTATGGGACAAGGTGTCGCACTACTACCTCACACATGATGGCATAGAGATGCTTTTGTTTGCCTGTGTGTTCGGTTCCTTTGGCTGGATGGCCTATCATGTTATCGTTGGAATTGTAGAAAGGTTTGCAGGATGAACAGATTTCTTATTGACCATCATCCAACGGCCATAGCTAAACAGCTATGCGACCAACACATTGTGAAGATGCCATTGGAAGAAGCGCAGATGTTATGCACCACACTGTGGCATCACGCACCAGAGTATGCAGAAGAACATAGCTTGTACAAACCTGTACATCAGAAGCACCCATGCACTATATGGGCAATGCGTAGCCAAGCCAACTACGTTTATGCTTTCAATTTGTACGCAGCTATGCTAGAAGAATATACATATCGCTACGGTAAGATGCATGGCGCAGGTAAACACTTTATGGCATTGGCTGACGGCAAACAATTCTTGCCTGTCGATACCATCAACCATGTTACCAAGCATCCTCAATGCTTCAGTGGTATGGATGAGTTGAAGACCAATGAACGCTGGCCTATCAAGGCGTATCGTAATTTTTACATTGCAGACAAGTCTAGGTTTGCAAGATACAACAAGGGTCGGGACATTCCTGGCTGGATGAAAGGAGCAATATAATGAGTGACAAAACAGAATGGGAAATCAACCAAGAAGCAGCAACTGAGTGCTGGAAATCTATGACACCTAATCAACAGCAAGCTATGCTGGCAATGCTCAAGGCATGGGTACCGATTCGTACTCGCGTGAGTGAGTTGTGTTCACTAGACTACGATGACCTACGCGCAGTAGATGACGCATGGTGGGGGCTGAAACGCGCACTTGTTGATAAGGATGTTGACATCAAAGAATGGGACTTTTAGATGCCAAGAAATGTACAAGAGACGTTAGTCGCTACAACCAAGGAAGATTTGGATGAACAAATCGAGTGGTATCTTACGAGGTACCACCCCTTGGGGTACGACACCAGAGTGACTAGGACAACACACAATCCTGAGACTAACAAATACACAGCAGTTATGTCTCGTTGGGATTCTTGCGATTAGGAGAAAAATAAAATGGACATCATTATTGCAATCGTCGGCATGGTTATCCTGTTGGCATTCGGAATATGACTAGCTTCAAGAACATGGTTAGTGATTACTATTCATCCTATGAATACAATGACTTACGGGATGAAACTAAAGCTGACTATCAGTATCTTTTGCGCCAAGTATTGGACACTAGGGTGGAGGGGAAATCCCTCCGCCAAGTAGATGTCAAGAAATTGACAACTAAAATGTGCAAGACAGCGTATGATATCTGGTGCCAGCGAGGTATTCACTTTGCCAACAAGACAATGGCAGTTGCGCGAGTCGTGTACAATCACGGCTTGCGTATGGAGATGGTAAGCAGCAACCCTTTCAACTCTGTGCGTAGGCGTACACCTAAGAGCCGTAACACACTATGGGAAAAGGATCATGTTGTCCAGTTGTTGGACTTTGCGTACAGTGATTTCAACACACGCAATCTAGGATTGATTGCACACATGGCATACGAATGGTGCCAACGAGTGGGCGACATGAGGCTGTTAAAGTGGAGTAACATAGACATGGAACACAAGCGTGTACATATCTTGCAGTCAAAGCGTAGGGCAGAGGTGTATCTACCAATGTCAGATGATTTGCATGAGATGTTGACGCAACAGAGAGAAGACTTTGGATTCCAGGATTATGTTGCCCCACGTCCATACCCTATCAATGGTGAGTATCTGCCGTACACAAAGTACAAGATGTCACGGCATGGACGTAGCTTGATACGGGGTGCTGGACTGCCCGACACTCTGCGACTATCTGACCTGCGACGTACTGGCACAACAGAGATGGTACAGGCTGGTGTAGGAATAGGACAAATCATGTCGGTTACAGGACATGCTAATCCACAATCGGTCAAGCCGTACATAAAAAATACATACGATGCTGCAAATTATGCATTGACAAAACGAAATCAGCATGGTACAAGCACACTAGATGCCGAACAAGAAGAGGATATATACTATGTATAATACATTAAGTAGTATAATAGATGATATAGTATTATACATAGGTGAATCTAAGCGTATTGATTGCCCTGTATGTAAAGGATACAAAACTTTTACTGTATCTAACATGAGTGGTAACATTGTATGGAACTGTTATAAGGCATCGTGTGGTATCAGTGGTGGTAAGCGTACTGGACTTACACCAGATGACATCAAGCGAATGAAGAGTAAGCAGCAAGAGAAAGAAATAGAATTTGAATTACCCCCGTACATAGTTAAGCGCACTAATGTTTACATGGATAGATGGTGTGCTGGATGGGGATTGGATGTAGATAGAATGGGATTACTATACGATGTAAAGGATGACAGAGTTGTATTTCCTATCGTACACAGGAACAAGATTGTTGACGCTACTGGTCGGGCGTTGACAAAGCGACTCCCTAAATGGCGAAGGTATGGGTTTGGTGGTCTCCCATATACCTATGGCTGGGGGGATGTCGCCGTAGTTGTTGAGGACTGTGTGAGTGCATCAGTAGTTGGTGGTGAGAAGTTTGTCGGGGTCGCACTGCTAGGTACTACATTGCTTGAAGAACACAAGCATTATCTCACACGGTTCTCAGCAGCTATCGTTGCACTAGACCCTGACGTACTACCAAAGACTATCGCAATGGCGAAAGAGTTGCGTGGTCACATACCAGAAGTAAAGGTGTTACGCCTTGAGAAAGACTTAAAGTATCGCAACCCGACAGACATCGACAAACTGAAACAATTAGGAGCAACACAATGGAACTGATGGAATTATCTCTTGTCCGAAGTCTAATGAACAAAGACTTCTACGAGAACAATCGTGGGGCTAGATGCCCTGACAAACTGTTCAGTGCAGACGTGCGTAAGATTAAGAAGGCAGTTGATACTGCAATGGACAGGTACGACAGGACTGTCACACCAGAGGAAGTGCAAGCCCTGTTCATATCTAGTAACCCGTCTATTACACCAGCACAGCGTGAGTCGTTCAACAACCTGTTCAATAACATCCAGCGCACTGACCCACTAGGCAACGACGTAGCAGGAGAGGTACTTTCCCGACTGTTTCAGCAGGTTGTAGGGGCAGAGATTGCAGAGTTGGGGTTCGACTATGTGAACGGTGACAAGGCCAGCCTAGAGCCTTTACAGCAACTGTTGGAAAAGTATGGCGAGGACTTTACACCCAAGCTGAACATCGAATGGGACGACATATCTATCGACACTATCATTGCTAAGAATGACTTGGAAGCACGATGGACATCTGATTGAGATTGGTGCCAGACCGAACACAGGTAAGACATCATTCCATGCCAGTATCATTGCTGGTCCAGGAGGTTTTGCACATCAGGGTGCCAACTGCATTGTCTTGTGTAACGAGGAAAGCTATCATCGTGTAGCTGCACGTTACCTGACAGCAGCAACGGGACTAACTATGTGGGAAGTAAAGAACAACCCAGCTAAAGCGCGTGACTTGTATCGTCCTGTGTATGACAAGATTCGCATCAAGGATTCTACAGGTAGGGACATGGCATGGGTAGAGAGTGTGTGTAAATCGTACAAGCCTGACATCATTGTGCTTGACATGGGCGATAAATTCGCTACTATGTCTGGCTACTCACGTCCTGATGAAGCACTGAAGGCTAATGCTATCTACGCTAGGATGATTGCCAAGCAGTATAATTGTGCTGTGTTCTACATGTCACAGCTAAGTGCAGAGGCAGAGGGTAAGACAATACTGAACCAGAGTATGATGGAGGGTTCACGTACAGGTAAGGCAGCAGAGGCAGACTTGATGGTACTGATTGCCAAGAACCCACAAGTTGATGGGCAGGATGAAGAAGACACACAACGCCATCTATGCGTAGTCAAGAACAAGCTGACTGGCTGGCATGGTAGGGTACATTGTGAACTGAATTACACAATAGGAAGATACGAGGTATAGATATGAAACTGACACTCGATGTAGAGAATACTGTCACCAAGCGTGACGGCAAGATGCACCTTGATCCGTTTGAACCTAATAATTCATTGGTCATGGTTGGTGTACTTACAGACAAGGGAGATGAATACATAGCTACGTTTGACCATAGTGACGTAGATCATGCGCCATCCGATATGTATCTGTACAATGAAGAAGTTTGCGCTATTCAAGATTACTTAGATGAAGCCACTGTACTTATATGTCACAATGCTGCGTATGATTTGCTGTGGCTATGGGAGTCCGGCTTCACGTATGATGGTCCCGTGTTTGATACAATGCTGGCAGAGTACGTCATGCAACGTGGAGTTAAAGAACCTCTGTCACTTGAGGCATGCTCTGAACGCTACGAGTTGGATACAAAGAAGCAAGACACACTGAAAGAATACTTCAAGAAGGGTTACAGCACCAGTGACATACCACATGCAGAGTTGTGCGAATATTTGTCTGCTGACATACATGCTACACAACAACTGGCAGATAGGCTGATGCTACGATTAAACAAGCAAGAAGATATTGGATTGCGTGGTACAGTGGACCTGACGAACCAAGTCGCTGTATGCCTTGCCCGTATTTATCAGCGTGGCTTTGCTGTGGACTTGAATGCCTTAGATACAGTGCGTCAAGAATTTGAAGAGGAGAAGCGTCAACTTATTGACAGCCTACAAGAACACATTCGTGACATAATGGGTGACACGCCTATCAATCTCAACAGCCCAGAGCAATTGTCTTGGGTAATCTACAGTCGTAAAGTCAAGGACAAAACACGGTGGTCAAATACTATTGAGCCATACATGAGGGATACACCCTTCAAGGACTTGATACGCAGTCAAACAGAACGCATGTACAAGACGTATGCTGAACAGTGTAACGACTGTCGTGGTACGGGATACATTCGCAAGACAAAGAAAGATGGTACACCATTTGCCAAGACACATAAGTGTGTTACTTGTGCAGCTAGTGGCTATCTATACAAAGCCACTGACAAGGTAGCTGGCTTAAAGTTTATGCCACCTAATGCTAAGTGGGCAAGTGCAAATGGTTTTAGCACCAGCAAGGGTAACCTTGAAATGCTAGAGAAGGCAGCGCGTAGTAAAGGTATGGACGATGCAGTATCGTTCTTGTCTAAGGTGCGTAGGCTGTCGGCTGTGGATACATATCTCTCATCCTTTGTTGAAGGCATACGTACTCACACTAAACAAGATGGCAAGTTGCATGTCAGACTGTTGCAACATAGGACAGCCACAGGTCGTCTATCGGGTGCAGACCCCAACATGCAGAACATGCCACGTGGTGGTACGTTCCCTGTCAAGAAGGTGTTTGTATCTCGTTGGCCTGATGGTAAAGTATTGGAAGCAGACTTTGCCCAACTGGAGTTTAGGGCTGCTGCATTCCTATCACAAGATGGAGTAGCAATTGAAGAAGTGTCTACTGGATTTGATGTACACTCATACACCGCTGAAGTTATTACCAATGCTGGTCAGCCTACGGACAGACAGACTGCGAAAGCGCATACTTTCGCGCCGTTATATGGCGCAACGGGATTCGGCAGAACAACAGCGGAAGCAGAATACTACACACACTTCACGGAGAAATATAAAGGCATCGCAGATTGGCATACCAGACTGGCTAAAGAGGCTCTAACTACAGAGATGATTACTACGCCCTCTGGTCGTCAGTTTAAGTTTGAAGGGGTACAACGTCTTGAGAGTGGCAAGATAACAAACTTTACCCAGATCAAGAACTATCCTGTGCAGTCATTTGCTACAGCAGATATCGTGCCTATTGCTTTGTTGCATATTGATAAGTTGTTGGTGGGAATGGAGTCATGCGTTGTAAACAGTGTGCATGATAGTATTGTAGTGGATGTGCATCCAAACGAAGAACGTCAGGTGATTGATATTATTAACAAAACTAATACTGATCTTCCTGGTTTGATTACAATGAGATGGGGTATTGTGTTTA